TCAGATGGCTATTGTTTGGGGCATGAGTGGGGTATTGTCATTAAAACCAGCGTTCAAAATAGCCATCTGATCAAGGTTATTCTCTGACATCCATTTCCCGTATACGTTGTAAATCATCTGTGCCGATGCGTGGCCCATTTGATTTGCTACAAAGTTTGGATTGGCCCCCGCACTTAATGCCCAGCATGCAAATGTATGACGAGATTCGTATGCTTTTCTGTGCCTAATTCCGGCCTTTTTTAACATGGTATTCCATGCTGTTCCAATTGACCCAGGGGAATACCAATGACCACCATTGCCATTTCTAGCTGAAATCTTTGGACAGAACACGAAAGTACACTGATCTACTCGTTTCTTGGCAAACTCCCTCAAGTTAACTGTGATGTCATGACATTCACCAAGGCGCGTCATCGCCATCTGGTTTTTCAATGCTTCAATGGCGGGATAGGTTAGTCTAATCTCTCTATTCCCAGACTCTGTTTTTGGAGGGGTAAAGTGGTTAATAACTGCCATATTCCTTCTGATAGTTATAGTCCAATTTTTAGTGTCGATATCTTCCCAGCTTAATGCGCATATCTCGCCGTGTCTCATCCCTGTGTTTATTGCTAAAATCCAGATGTTTTTCATTTGCTCTGAAGGTGAAGCTGATAAAAATCGCTGATACTCACTTTTTGTCAACGGGTCTGGATCGGGCCTTCCTTTTTTCAGCGGGGAAACTCCAATCATGGGATCTTTATCTGAGTACCCATTCTGGAAAGCAAAGCCAAGCATGGCACCCAGACATGAGATATATACATTAACTGTTGGCACAGACCGTCCTTTTTTCATTGAGCGATTTGTTTGATGATGCCCAAGGATTTGAAAGCCAGTTAACAACTCCCTCCTTAGGGATAGAATATCCTCTTGAGTTATAGAAGAAACCAGCCTATTACATCCAATGATGCTTGTTGTAACAGATATAAATGACTTGTATCGACTGAATGCATTAATAGTTAAGTCAATTTCTTTTAGTGAGAGCCATTTGTTTGATAGCTCGTATAGAGTCATGTCTTTTCTTGCTTGCCCGAACTTTGCCAGGTTATCTGGCGTGATGGGGCCTCCATGGTAGTGGATCATCACTCCCCCTCTACCGTGAAACCGGCTTCTTTGATGGATGTTTTAACTTTAGAGGCGTACATGACTTCAATCGGATATTTGCCAGAAATATTAACAACAACCAATTCTGGCAGCACAACAGGCTTACTCAGCTTCTCGTTTGCCGATGATAACGCTGCTTCTGCTTTCTCGGCGCGGTCCCATAAGCCTTTTACATCTGACTCACTCAACCATTTTTCATAGGTCTGGCCTTCCAGTCGATGAACAAGCTCACCGATTGGCAAAGGTTTAATCAGTTCCTGTTGCGCCGCTTCCAGTTGGGCTATCAGTGCTAACATTGTTTCACCCGCCCACTTGGAACTAATCGCGGCCACTCCATTTGCCACTGATCGAGCATTGATTTTTAAGTATTCAATGTTCAATTCTTCGATGTTATTCATCAGTTGTTACTCCTCAGGCTTTCACGAAATTTCTTATGCCATTTTCTAGCGCGATTTTGTCTAGCCGATAGATTCCTTTCCATCCATAAGTGAGGGTAATTAGCGCTAAAAACTAACCAGCCAAGATTGCTTACTCGAAGCCTTCCGTTAGTGAACATCCCAAGCAGCCGCTTTGCTTCACGATTTGATTTCATGTTCACCCCTCAGGCTGGCGGCGAACTTTTCAGCATGTTCATATCCGCTTAAGAATGCAGCGCGGCTAGTGGCAAACTCCATTACACCCTGCGCCTTTATCTCGTTAAGCGCCTGAGTGGTGGCTGGGGTTCCATCCAGCGCCTTATTCAGCACATCGACGTACCAATCCAGATATTTGTATTCCAGCAAGTCGCCATGCTCTTCCCACATATCAGGCGCGGTGGCGAATTCGATTGCACTCTTCAGCACAACGTTCTCGCCAACCAACTGATGCACTTTGGCAATAGTGTCACCCGCTACCGCGCCGGTAATACCTAAAGCCTCAGCAATCAGCGAGCAAGTATTGAGTGCTGAATCGCGCTCAGCTTTTAACGTTTCATAATCAGTATTTTCACACATAACTGTTTCCTCAGCAGATTGACTGCCGGTAATTGGGTGGGGGATTAGGCTGCTTTTGGGATGGATAATGAGGCGCGTTTACATATCACTGATTTCAGCGTCCTGCCGGTTAGTCGGGCTACTTTCTCATCGGCATCCTTGCCGAGCAGCCGCAATTCCGTTTCTGTCCAGCGTCGCGCTGGGCGGTTGGATATTAGTGCGATTCCCATCGAAGAAGCTTTTGCGTAAATCGACTGAAGAGAGCGCTCAAGCTTTTCAGCTATCAGGTCGCCGGGCATGTATCCGGCAACCTCTCTCATAAACTGCTCTTCATATCCTTCCCATGGTTCATAGGGTTTCGTCATGACAGCCTCACATTGGAATTTCTTCCATTTCAGCCTTGCGGATGCCGTAGATGTCGGTAGCCTTTTCGAGTTGTTCGTGATGGGCCGCAAGAACGTGCTGGGCGTACTTGAAGATCTTATCAAGCTCCACCACTGTTTTTGCGCTACTTGCCGCTTTGGTGAACTCAGCAAGCAATCCATCTGGCGTGCGCTCTTCCACTTTTACTGGTTTAACTTCCAGCTTTTTAACTCGATGTTCTGACCGTTTTCCACGTGAGGTAGTTAGCATTAGTGAGAAATCAGAATTGATATCGCTCATAGCTGAAACCTTGATCCCGCCAACAGCAACACCGCCGAATTTGACGGTTGAGTCACCGATTAGGGTTAGCGCCTTACCAACCCACGAATGGCCATCGTTTCCCCAACCGCCGATAAGAACGCGCCGCATGGATTTTGATGGCTTATATGGTCTGCCGTCATACCCATCAAGGTCGATGAATACCGGCTGCTCACTATTACCAGCTCGGACGGATTTGATTACAGCGGTGATACTGGAAGACTGAACATCCTCGAAATTGAGCTGGTCTGATTTCGGGATTATTGTTCGTGATAAGTCCATTAGATATATACCTCGTCGTCGAATTCTTCATCGAATAGATATGATGGGACGTTGATTTCACTGGATGGAAGAACCATTCCCTCGGTTCGTAATGAATCATCAGCCAGGCACTCAACCAGCTTATTCATCGCCTCAAACATTATTTTCCTGCCAAGCTCTAACGAATCTTCGCCGATGTAATACATGCAGTTTTTATAGGGTGGGGTATTTTCAAGAGCAAAAAAGCAGAATTGATTTAACTCCCGCCCAGTAACCAGTTTCAAAACGTAGAGATAAAAAGCCGCTTGAACATGGTAGTGATACAGCCCAAATGCCTGACTAAATCCGCGCTGACTTGCATCCCTGCAACTCTTCACATCCAGTGGGTAAGAGTGGCTATCCGATAGCCGGTCAAATCGACATTTAAGCTTCAGCCCTGTGATTTGGCACGTTGCGAACATGGAAACTTCAGACCGTCCGCTAGTGGTCATGTAGTCCATGAAGTCTTCATTTAGCTGAGCGGACTCAATCATTTTTTCCAGCGTGCCGACTTCGCTACCAACCAATATTTTTTCAGCATCAGCCGGTAAAAGTGCCTTGTATTCTTTCGATGCTCTGGAACTGATATCCGGCTTTAAAATGAAATCCCTTTCAAATACTTCAGGCTCAAGCAACGCAGCATGTATTGCTGTTCCAATCTGTGCCGATTTACTTCCTTTAAATGGGTTGAAATACAGATTGGCCGGGCTAACACTGATTGCTTTTATCGTCGTAGAACCTATCGCCTCATCCTTGTGATAGTCCTCGTTCGAGATGTCATAATAAATTCCTGTTTCCATCACGCTACCCTGCCATATAAGTTAGTTAAGGCCATGTAACCCTTATGCTCTGTCGCCGATTCAGCTTCCTGCTTACGTTGGTACAGAGCTTGCCAATAGGCACTATCTCGCTGATAGTCATGCAGGCAATCCGTGAACTCGTCGCTTTCCATGAACTGCCGTTGTTTATCATCATCAGTCAGGCGTAAATTCATCCACGCCTTGCGAAATGCCGAGTCTTTAATACCTTCCATGTACTCACTGACATATCTGTCAATAATGCTGCGCTCCTCATCGCTCAGCGCGTTGAGTGCCTTATCGAGATCAGTCATAGCGGATTCCCCTTAGTGCGTAGAAACTCAACTATCTTGTCCAGCAAGCTCTTACGTGGTGGGGGAGTGAAGCTTGCTGATGTGAGGCGGTAGGCCGGTAAATGCTGAATTTTGGTCAAATAGTTAGTAGAGCATCCCGATGCGGGATACCCTGCAATGGCGTATTGCATAGGGATACCTTTTGATTAGTAGTGTTTAATGTCTTGGCTCAAAAACAAGCGGCAGCAGCAGCCTCTGCGGCATCTATATCTGGTGGCTTGTTGCGTGGTGCTTTGTCGTTAGTCGGTGGTCCTGTCGGAGCGGCTACATTAGCGGCCGGGGCAATATTCTATTTCTACCAAAAAGCACAGGAAGCCAAGAAAGAGGCTAATGAGCTTGCTGACGGAGTATCTGCTTTAGTCGGAAAAATGAAAGAGATGAGTAACGTTCAGCTTGGTGCTGAAATAGCAAAACTCAATTCATCAATGCCAATATTAAATAAATCATTGGCAGAGGCCCAAGAAGCCTATGACAACGCTGCTTATAGCGTCAGTAATTACACTAAAGTAATAAAAGATTACGGGTTAAATACAACAACGGGACGACAAGCTGCTGAAGCATTAACTAGTGCTCAAGATAGGCTTGCGATTGCAGCTAATGAACTTTCAATTTCACAAAATAGAGTAGATAAAACACAAAGTGCTGTAAATATTGGGCATGCAACATTAAACGGAACCTTGCTTCAAGGCATTGATCTCTTAAAGAGAGATGGGCATGAAGCGGGCGTTGTCGCTGGCATGATGAATAAGCTAGGACAAGCAATTAACGTTGCTAGTGGGGCCAAAGAGAGGTTTAACTCAACTAGCTTATCTATTCAACGAGACCCAAAAGCGCAGAAAGTTTTAGATGATCTGTATCAGCAAAATGAATTACTTGCTGAAACAGACTTACGTAAGCGCGCCCAACTCAAAACAGAGCAAGAACTTCGAGCCATTAATGCTGATGATAATACTATCAGAATTGGCCGCGAACAGGCTGGGGTTGCCTATGATAAGCAAGCTGCACAGGCTGCGCTGAAAAAGGAAACGGCTGCTGCCACAAAGGAAGAAACAGATGCCGAAGCAGCAGAGAAACGCCGGGTTAAATCATTGCAAGATTTAAGTAATGAAATGGCCGTTGCTGAATTAAAGACAAAAGGACTCAATCGCGAAGCCGCGCAGCTTGCTGCTGTTCAAGATTTAGGTGCTGGCGCGTCTCAGCAGCAGATCCAGCAGGCAACGCAACAAGCCGGTCAGATATTTGATATTCAACAGCGCATGGCTGATAAAAAGGCTGCAATTGATGCTGATAGTGTCGTCAAGGCCGAGCAGCAACGTAAATTGGATTTATCACAGTTAGATCGCCAGCTCGCGGCGGGTAACATATCTTTCGAACAGGCACAGCAACGCCGAGTGCAGATCGCCGCCGACTATTCAAAATCGATAGCTGAAGCATCAGCGAACAAAGCTGTAACACCACAGCAAGATTTAGCTGCGCAAGCTGATCCAGTTCAGGCTCTTGCAAATGAAAACGCTCGTAAGCTGGCTCTCATTCAGCAATTCACCCAGCAAAAGGTGATAACTGAACAGCAAGGACTGGCGTTAATGAACGCCGCTAAACCCCCTTGAGCACTTTAACCCCATTAAATTTACCAAGAAAATCCTCGGATTCTTAATTAAAACCCCGTCAGCTTCATTTGCTGCTGATGTAAATTCAAAAACGTCAACAAACAACAGCATTAAGGCTCAAACGAATACCGCAAGAAACGGAGAGGCAAGGCCGGATAGTTTTGGACTAATCAGATCGTTCCCTGACCTTATTCAGTCCGGGCTTACTGAATATATCAGTAATGACCAGTACGTTACTCAATGGATGAACTTCGGATTAGGGAAATACACAATTTCATCTATCAGGTATTCAGAATCAAATATTGGTTCAATGCCTGGTTCGTCTTACCAAATTTACCAACCAGGTGAAACAATCCCACAAATCATTGAGCCGATACTTTTTGATGATGTTGATGGGCAGGAAATACCCGGTGCTAACGAATCATCAGATTTCCCAGCAGAAACAGCAACCACCAATACAATTGTTTCAGGCAGTATTGCAGGAAATGAAGCTGTAGTTAAGATCGTCAAGAATAGCGATTTTGATTACTTTTATGATTTAGAAAAGCCGCATGCTGTAACTGTTATTTTGAACGTAACTTATCCCACAGCATCAGGAAGTACAACCAGAAACGTGACATTAAGCGCTAACCTTACCGGGGCGCAGACAACCGATAATGGGGCTGTCATCTCTCCAATTTATTACTATGTTTTCACATTTTCAGGGTTAGGTGGTTCTGATTATGATCAGTTACCTGCAACAACAGTAGTTAATACAACACTTTTCACAATAAATGATAATGAAGCGCTGATTGTTGGGCCGATGTATTCGCCAATAGCCTCATTACAGCTTTGGGTTAACTTAAAAGCTGACCTTGGTAATGATTCCTCTGCCAACGTAAATATAAATTGGGTTAAGGTCGATGATGATAATGTGCAAATCCCCGGTACTGAAGGTGCGATGCAATCAACACTATCAAATTCAACAGGCAAGAGCGATAGCATATACAAGACGGTTAAAATCACTCCTGCTGCCGGGATTGGTCGGTACGCAATTAAGTTTCAGCGACCAGATAACAGCTCAGATTCAAATAGATTAATAGTTGAATCAATCCAAGGGATAAACATCAGAAATAACGTTGTCTATCCAGAAGATACCATCATAACAATCAAAATACGGGGTACAAAAAACGCCACCCAATCCAGGCAGCTAAAATTCAATGCGATGATCTATCGTCACGTTATCTCTTATAACCGAACAACAAAAACTATTAATTATGTAGAGTCTGCGAGTCGCAGCTTTGCTGACATAGTTCTTCATAACTGGATAGTCGTAGGCAGTCAGGACCCATCATCAATTGATATAGATGGACTGTATGAGATATCTGATTCTCTATCGGATCCAAGGTTGGGTTATTTTGACTTCACATTTGATGATGAGGATGCGTCGCTTGGTGAGCGCATAAAAATAATCTGCGATGCGGCTACGGTGACTGCCTACGGTAATAGTGGAGTTCTCTCGTTTACCCGTGATGAGAAAAAGATTTACCCGGCGACAGTGTTCACCACATCGAATATGAAGCCAGACAACTATTCGCTTAGTTACGATATATCACTACCAGGGACTTATGATGGTGTTGTTGTTAAGTATCGTAACCCGACAACGAATAAACAAGATTTTGTTCGTATGAAGATAGTGAATGGTGTTGTCACGGAAGGAACTCCAGTTAAAGGGAAGCAGATTGATATATTGTATGTAAGGAATCGGTTTCAGGCTTTAGACAGGGCCAATAAGGAGGCGAGGCGGTTAATCTACTCAAGGATGTCGATGACAGCAACTGTGATGTCTGACGGCGAGTGGGTAAATCTTGGGGATATGGTTCAGGTTCCTGATATGTACGATGAGCTTCACCAGCAAGGTTATATCGTACAGCGCGAAGGTAATGATTTTGACACCAATGAAAGAATAGAATTTTCTTCAAGTCCATTATTCGTCGTAATAACAGATAGCATGGGATACCCAACAGGAAAGTATCTTGCGCATAAAAGAGAGGATACCGATTTTGGGTTTACTGCTGAAATTCCAGAAGTAAGTTTAAATATATGGGATGGATATGAAACTCAATCATCTTCGCGATTTTTTATTGCTGCTGAGTCTGAAATAGAATTAACGAAGTGGACAATAACAGATAAGACACCAAACACTGACGGGACAACATCCTTAACGCTAGCAGAGTATAGCGAAAAGATACATGACTATGTAATCTCATAATTAACATCATTAACCAATAAGACCCAGCCAATGTGCTGGGTTTTTTTATGGAAAAAATATGACTACTACACCTACGCAAAATCCTGTGCCGAGCGAAGCTGCTGTTGATTTAAAGTTTAACGCTGGAAAAATTGATGAGTTCGTTACTTCATTTCTCCTGAAATATACCGACAGATTGGGCCGAGATCACCTTACTATCGAAGGCATTCGGGATCTTGTTGAAAAGGCGATTAAAGAGTTTGGATTTGTCACAATGGACTCATTTGAAGATGGGGCAACATTAGATAATTCCAGTCAAGTACTGCGCTGGGAGAGCAATGGTGAATATTACCGTTGGGATGGGGCATTTCCTAAGGTTGTTCCTGTTGGGTCTACGCCAGCAAGCACAGGGGGATTGGGCGTTGGAGCGTGGGTAAGTGTTGGTGATGCTGCATTACGAGGGCAGCTAGCAAGCGATATTATAGGGTCTGGAGATGCATTAGTTGCAGTTAAGCAGCCATTTACCGGATCTGCAACAAGAACTCAGCATAGTAAAAACGCTGATATTATTAATCTTCGTGACGCTGATGGGGTTGACCCAACAGGTATTTCAAATAGTACGGCAGGCATTCAGTCTGTACTAAACAGTCTTGGAGTAAAGGGCGGCGTTGTTTATATTGGGAACGGTGATAGATTTATTATTGATAGTATTTCTATACCGCAAAACGTGTCCATAGTTGGTTCATCTGCCGCACCAGGCGAAGTTATTAACTCGCTTGGACAGACATACGCGTCATTTGGCAGCCAGTTTATTCTGACCCCTGGTTCTTCTATTGATATGAAGAGATCTAGCTCTGTATCTCGCGTTTCTGTAATACCGCAAGCCCTATTGAGTAAGATGCCAGTAACAAGCGATGCTACTGCTGATGCTGCAATAGCATCTTTTGCTGGTAAAGCTTTTATCTCTATAGAGGCTGACTTTCAACTTAGAGATATATTAGTTATTGGTTTCACATATCCTTTATATGTAAATCCAACAGCAACAGATACGGGGAGGCGCATAATTGAAAACTTCAAATATGACTGCACCAATGGCCCATATATAGAATATGCAACAGATATTGATAGACTAAGAGGTATTCATGGATGGCCTTATCTAACAGCTCACGTTTCAGGAATATCTGCATCTAAGAACAATAGATCTGGGGTAGGGTTAAATCTAAAAAAAGTTGCTGATTTCACACTGCTTGATTGCTGTTTTAATTACGGTTATAACACCGGGTTTCTATTCGAGGATGTTTGGAATATTACAATGACAGGTGGTGGAGCAGATGCCGTTGGGACCACAGGAATTTCATTCCAGGGATCATGCCGTTTTTCTCGTATGAACAACGTTATTATTAATTCTAATAACACAGGAATAGCAATAAATATTGGCGGGACAAACCCAGACATTAAAACAAATCATTGCATAATTAACGGAGTGTCTTTTGGTGTTTATGTTTCGTCTGGGAGTTATTTCTCTGATTGTGATACTTTTATGGGCGGTACAGGTATAGCCTACACTGATGGAACAATATCAGGAGGGATTTTAAACCCTTATTTTGATGGTGTGACAACTCCAGTATCTATGACATCATCTGCCGAAAAAGTCGTATCCCGCGGAAAGTTTAATTTTTCACCTACCAATCCTAATAGTACTGTTGCGGAAAAGACCTTTGCAACGCAAAGTATTTTTCATGATAAACGACCAGTAGCTGTTGATACAGGACATTTCTTCGAGCAAGGGGCAAGACTTAACGATAATAGTTTGCATGGATTATGGAGAATAGGGCCGCGCTTATTGAATGCCACAATAGGGTCAGAATCTTCAAACTATGCATTTACCGCATACAATGCTGGTACGTGGGTAGACCGATGGATTATGACTGCAGATGGAACGTTTAGGCCAGTGCAAGATGGTGTTCAGTTGGTTGGAGACCCATCGCACAGATGTGGGCAAATATATTCGTCGGTAGGTACGATAAGCACATCATCAAGGGAGTCAAAAACCGAAGAGGAAGAAATAACGGAAATAGAGAAAAAAGTAGCTATAAAGTGTAAGGAGCTCCTTCGTAAGTTCAGATTCAAAGACTCAGTTATGGAAAAGGGTCCAGGTGCCAGAATTCACTTCGGCATCATAGCTGAAGATGTAAAGCGCGCCTTCGAAAGTGAGGGGCTTGTCGCTGAAGAATATGGAATATTCTGTTTCGACCAATGGAAATCCTGTGATGCTGTATTTGATGCTGATGGGGTTATGGTTGCTGAGGCGAGGGAGGAGGGTACAAGATCTGGCATTAGATATGATGAGCTAGTCTGTTTCATTCTGTCGGCTATTTAACTGATTATCCATTCATTGTGTGGATGTGTACGGTTATATGTATATAATCTTACACATCGCATACAAGAGCAATTTTTAGTAATTGCTGATTATTTCAATGGATTATGTAATGCAGACATCCCTAAACGCCGTACAGAAAAAGTCGCCAGTATTTTATCGAGATGATATTGATGGACTTCGTGCAATTGCTGTGGTTTCAGTGATGTTATATCACTTCATTATTGGACCATTTACTGGCGGTTTCGTCGGTGTAGACATATTTTTTGTTATAAGCGGTTACTTAATAACCAGTGGGATAGTTAAGCAGGCAGAAGCTGGCAAGTTTAACTTCCCCGAATTCTACGTTCGAAGGGCTAGGCGTCTTTTCCCTGCACTGCTATTTACTATTTTATTAACTTATATTGCAGCATTCTTTTTATTTTCACCGGTAGACTTTGCAAATATGTCTGGTTCAACAGTATTTGCATTGACTGGATTATCAAATATTTTTTTCTGGATGGAGTCCGATTATTTTGACTCAGCATCCATTGTAAAACCATTATTACATACATGGTCACTAAGTGTTGAACTCCAGTTTTATCTTGTATGGCCTGCTATATTATTGTTTATAATTAAGTATGGTAAGAAGATAACTGGATTAGGAGTTATATTAGTAACTGGCGCGGGTCTTATTTCTGCTATATACGCCTTAAAGCACGATGCTACGGGTGCTTTTTATCTTACTCAATATAGATTTCATGAGTTTTCTATAGGAGGAATTGTATTTTTGGTTGGGCGCTCAAAGTTAGTAAGTATGAAGTATTACATACCAAACTTATTTTTTATTTTTGGTAGTGCTATGGTTTTTTATTCAATTTTCTCATTTACTTCACACACTCACTTTCCTGGAAGTAACGCATTAATTCCTGTAGTCGGCGCAGCGCTTATGATTCTATCAGGGGATAAATCTAAGCTTTCAAAAATATTATCTATCCGACCTGTTAGCTATGTTGGGGAAATAAGCTATTCTCTGTATCTGATACACTGGCCTTTATTTGTCTTCGCTCAATATATAATGATAAGAGATTTGAGTGATTTTGAAAGGAGTGCATTGGTAATGGTAACATTTGCTTCAGCTATTCTGATGCATAGATTTATAGAAAAGCCTTTTAGGGATACAAAAATATATCCAATGACCGGACCTGCATTTTCATTGGCATGCGCATGCATAGCAATGTCTATAATGCTGCCAGCATCAAGCAGTTGGGCTAATAGAGGTTGGGTTTGGAGGCTTCCAGAACAGGTGCGGCAAATTAATAATTTTGACTTAAAAGCGCTTGAAAATTACGTTTGGGATAAACAAGTAAAACTAGCATCGGAAAAACAATTTAGTAACAATGGTAAAGAAAAACTTCTAATAATTGGAGATTCTCAATCTGCTGATATAGTAAATATATTGAATGAGTCCAGAATGATTGATAAATATGATATTGTTGCTAGAACAGTATCATATGAATGCGGTGCTCCATATGTTAGCAAAGAAAAAAGGGGTAAATATTGGGGTTATGAAAATAAAGCAATAATTAATTCACCACAGTTAATTCCTTCTTGTGAGAAACAAATGGATTCGGCAATTGATGCCAACCTTCTTTCTCAAGCGGATAAAATATTTATTTCAATGAAGTGGGAGTCTTATTCTACTTCAAAAATACAAGAGGCTATAAATAAAATATCTTCTTTGACCTCTGCAAAGATTTATATTTTCGGAAATAAAACACTGAGCAAAAGCAGCATTGATCTTGTTAATGCACTTGGTAGAGTAAATGGCGTAGATAAATATGCATCTGAATTTAGAAATCCATCTTCCGATGATATTAATAAACAAATATCATTAATTAAAGGTGCGACGTTCGTTGATATGATGAACATAATCTGTCCAGAAAAAGACTCTTGCCATGTTCTTACTAAAGAGCTTAAGCCGGTTTTCTTTGATCCTGCACATTTAACAAGGGAAGGGGCAATATTCCTTAGTGCAGATTTTTCAGGATTGCTATCCAAACTAACGATTAACAAATTAAATTAG